GTAAAATAGTGCATGCGTAAGGTGTCACCGTCCATATGGATGCGGTATTTACGACAGGTCTCTTCTGATAGACCTCTCTTCCTTAGTTTTACAGGTTCACCTTTTAACATAGCTGTCTTGACCTGTTTGCCACTATCGTCACATGGCTCCCCGCTACTAAAATGGTTACATACAAAACAATAAGTATGTCCATCATCATATACGGAATTACCGTCTGACGAACCGCAACTAGGACAGCTGGTGTGATATAAGAATGTTGATTCATCGGAGCCAGTCAACTGGGATTGCATAGTAAGCACACCAAGGGAAACCGTTCTTTTCTGCCCATTTTGCGTATGTAGTTTTGGAACGTTTGGAAATTTTATTGTTAGGTGATTGAAATATAATACGAATGTCTAAGTCTGGATGAGATTCTTTCACAGCTTTCATCTTACGCCTCTGTTCTGGAGGGAAGTAACCCTTAGCTTCGAGGTATATATCCCCAACCTTGAAGTCGGGGATGTAGTTTGCCTCGATTAAATAAGGTAACTTCTCAGATTCATACTGATAAGGCACTTTCATTTGATCTAACAAGTCAGCAACTTGTTCTTCTAAATGACTACGCATTAGAAGTCGTCAGCCTCTACTGAGGCAGGTGTGCCAGCTGCTTCGACATTAGGATCTTCAACCTTAAAACCTTTTGCTGCACCAAATAAATCTGCTGCCTCTTCGGGTGTCATGTCACCATTGTCTACTACACCAGCTCCGCTATTAAGACTAATAACTTGGACTGCCTTTAGTTTTAATGATGTACCAATGTCACCGCTTGGAAGTACATAAGGTTTCTGGAAGAAAGCTAGTTTAACTTTACTACCACTGTAGATTGGTGTGTCTTTATCTTTAATTTCTGTTCCTTCTGTATCAACAACAACAGGAATAAACTTGTCGCCATCTCTCCAGCTGAAACGTACATGGTAAGTACCCTTCTGATTATCAAGTTCTTCCCAAGGTTCAGGCTTGATTGTCACCCTTTTAGGATTCTTTGCCTTACTCTTTGCCCATTCAAGAGCTGATATACGCTCTTCTTCAAGTTTAGATACTAACTCTTCTTGAACAAGGGCAGATAGTTTGTATCCCCACTCACCTGCTTTTAGGATAGCTTGGAAGCCATCAAGTGTTACAGGTTGGGGTGTTACGTAAGTGTGCATGGTTAACAGAAAAAATAGGTGGAATTGGAAACGACTCTAGGGTCTAATGTTCCAACGATTGGCGGTGGTTCCGAGGCATTGATGGTCTCTGCAAATTCTGAGAGCCAGCACTTTTCGGAAAAGATATTGGTGTAGGTTTCTCGCACAAGGCGATTGAGTGTTCCCATGTCTCCTGCTCGGCAAAGAACAGAGTCATGGATAACTGTGAATGGTTCATCGAATTGATTAAAAGATCTGTGAAGGATCGAAGCATCGAATGAATGTATGTAATTAGGGGCAGTACTAGACTTATGTTTAGTTGGACTTGGTTTAGATTTACCCGTAGGTAATCTTATCTGTGTCCTACCTAACAACTGTAGTTGCATCTGTTTAGTTTCAATGTCATCTCTACGTTGATTAACAATAAAACCAGATGGTGTAACCCACTGAACTTCAGTAGCACCATTTCTGATGTACTGTCCGACATGCTTCTTTATCCATCGCATTACCTCCATAGGCCCTGGCACGATTGAATCCATACTGCTATATACAGCATTGACAACCTGTGTCAGTTCATCTTTAGTAGGGTCGATACCCTTCTCCAGTAATGCTTCACGTATGTACTTGCGACTACTATCCTTAGTAGCATTGTATGGTATGGTCATCACCGTGCGTTTGCACACGGAACGATTCATCCAAGGGTGCATGTAACTTGGGAGAAACTCTTTAGCCTTCTCTGCCACCGCTCTGTAAGCGTCACTAGGTTTTTCACTAGGTACTACGTTTACAAGTTCTGCTGTACTTTTGTCGGCTGCCATTCCTGCAAGTATCTGGAGTCCAGAACAGGTTGCATCAACGGCTACCATAAGACCAGTAGTTAACTTGTCTTTAGCTATACAACAGTGGTAGTATTCATGACATGAAGCCATAAATTGCCAAGGCTCGTCTACCTCTTCCCATTCAGATAAATACCTAACGGGGTCAGTAGCAACTTTGGTGATAAGGTCAGTATTTTTAGACACCCATTGATGTCTGTCCTCTAGTGTTTCTTTGTCCAGTCCGTAGGTTGTAGCTACTTGGAAAGATAACCAGAGCTCTGCCTCATCTGTCACACTAGACTCATCAGCAAAACGTAATAATGCTTTACCAAAGTCTGTGTCTTGTGGTGTGAGGAAAGCTGGGATAGGGTATGCTCTACCTCTGTAGTCGAAAGACCAACAAAGATAAAAGACATCATCCTTAAATTTATCAGCTGCCTCTAGTTGTGTTCTGGTTCTGACTGATCTCTTGAAATTGATACGGTCAGCGTTATAAGCCTCAGCCATAGCTCGTCTCCAAGCTAGATTGCTTTGCTCATTCTCATCTGCATCAGCGGGTCTAGGTAGTTTAGTAGCGGGGGATATAGGTATAAATTTACCTATTACTCTACCACTCAACTTCATCTCCTCTGCTACATCCAGTACATGACGATTTACACAGTATTTCACCCGCTGTAACTTGTTTAGAAAGTTAATGGGCGTCTCTCCGTGTATTATGAAGTGGTTGCCTTTTCTTGTAAGATCATGACCCTTCATCATACGATTTGTTAAGTAACCTCCATAGATTATATGACCTGCTTCATCATAGCCCCATTCATCTGGTACTACTAGCATTGGCCAAGGTATACCAGCAAATAACTCTGCTGATTTAATCAATTCAGTACGCTTATCATTAAATTCAGGAGTAGGTACTACCCTGTATTCATAACGTTTGCGGTGAGTCTTACGTTTGTTGATGGTAAACCAGCCTGTGGTGTCCATAACAATACATAATCCCCAGCGACCAAGCGAAGCTTTAGTCTTAACACTCCAGTTATTCCAACGGATGCCATGTTCACCAAACTTTTTACTAGCAATCGCTTGTTTCTGCATTGTGCCACACGCATCATGAAAGTATGTGTTGCTGATGTATTGCATAAGCCCTGGATTGTTATGCTTATACCATCTAAACTTACATTCTGATTCAAGTGCAGACCCAAGAGCAACTAGGGTAGGGGTAACTAAGTTAGCTCCCTTCATAGTACTGAACACTCTGTCAAATGTTATCTTTAACAGAATGGTAGAGATAGCTAGTGGTTCCAGATCATCTAAGTATTCTGAAACCTCTCGGTAAAACTTACCAGCTTGTCCGTTCTTTAACTTGCTGAAGTTTTCTTCAACTGTCTTGACTAAGTACGGTAGTGCTTCTTTGATTGATGACACCCCGTACACGCTTGCGGAAGCGTAAGATTTCCCTTCTAGTTTCTCTAAAGAATCGTGAAGTCTTTGCCTCCCACAGCTGATCGCTTCTTGTTCGAGAAGGAATTGTCGGTGTAGGTTTGTATGCGTCACCATAAGCTAGAAAGAGTGAGTATTCGTAGTCATCAAGACGGTCAATTTGGCGTTGTGTCAAATTAGTCATCATAAATTTTGCATTGTTGTTCATAGGGAAATACTTTACAGTACTCCTCCATGTTGCTGAAGCATTGCCAGTTGGGTAGGTAAAACCCTAACTGATACACTGCGTTGCGTTTGGTAATTAGCTGACCTTGAGAGGCTAGAGTCACTAAGAACTTATCTATTGATGGCGGGCCACATGGGTCAAGCTCTATAAAAACTTCCCCTGTTGCATCATCAATGTAATAGCCTAGTCGATCTAACAGTTCTGATAGGTCATGTGGATTGAGTGTCATAGTAAGTCATGGAGTGTGTCAAGGATTGCATTACCAGTCATGACTACATAATCGCAGTCATTCATGAGTAAGTTTTTCATGTACCGTTTAGCTGCCACACCTTGGCGGTATGATCTCTCTTCGATCTTGCCATCGGGCTTGATTGCCCTAACAACACAGACGTAGGAGGCGGGCAGATCCCAGGTGAGAGCTGCCTCGTGACCCATATCAAAGGTGATTTCAGATAGTTCATCAGTTGCTTTCCATCTGTTGATGTCTCTTATTCGATTGTTGAATGGGTCTTTCATGTTACCATATTCTGATTGATTTAGTTGGTGGGTTGTCCTTGTTGTGTAAGAACACGGTGTACTGGCAGCCCTGTATCCCAAGAGCGATAGCAAACATGATGAGACATGCCTTCATATCAGCTCTTCGTCAAAACGCTTCATAGCAATCTCAGCTTGCCTGTCCTCATCGTAGTAAGGAAAGGCTGCCTTGACCTCTTCAAAGATAGTTTCAAGGCGTTCTTGTGCGTGTGGTGTACTCATAATTAACAAATAAAGTGTCCGCTACAGGAGAATGACCATCTGAATGGATACATGTCACCGTACTCTTTGGCAACACGTTTGTCTATGATCTGTGCTATTGCGTCCCTGTCTTGGAATGTTAGACAGTCAGCAACATTGATGTCCTTGGTACGGTGGAGCTGCTTGTTATGCTCCTCCGCTTGTTTCATGAGGTCATCGTATTCCATTAGTCCAGCTCCTTCTCTTGCTTGAGTGTCCTGAGATTGTGTGTTTCAATCTTGAACTCTTCGTCTGCAGCTGGTCTGTCCATTAGGCGGGCAAGCCTACATAGTACAGCTTCTTTACTATCGAATACACCTATAACCATAGTCTCGAAGCTGTATGGGCTGACACGTATGATTGAGTATACGATAGGGTCATCGCAAGCATCAAAGGTCTTGATGTACTTGTCGGTTGTGGTGTTTGTTTTGATGGAGTTAGCCATGTGATTGTAACCAGTTGAGTGAGCGTTGCATAGTGTAAGGATCATCGCCAAACTTGCCGAAGGCTACGTTGCAGGAGTCGCAGATGTAGCCTCTGAACCTGTCATTGGCGTGGTCATGATCTAGAACCCATTTAGTGGTATGCCTACCACATGCTGGGCAATTTCCAGGTGACGATGGTGGCGGGTTCTGTCTACGTAGTCTACGTCTGACTGTAGCTAGAGAGTTTGAACAGGTCTTGCACGTATTCTTACGACCTGCACCCGCAGTGCTGAACAGTGGGAAGTCCTCTAAGATTTTGACTTCCCCGCACTCTTTACATTGTTTACAAGCAGTCATTGTAGTAGTTGGTGTAGACTACTTCGTCTGCTAGATGACCGAGACCTGCATCTTCGAGTATGTCGTAGATGTCTCTGCCGTCTTGGTCAAAGGCAACAGTAATTGTGTTGTTTGATGCTGGGTTGTAGCTGTACCCTGCCTCTAGTAAAGAGGAGGATACAGACTTGTCGAAAGTAACAGTCATGGTGTGGCTAGACATTTGTAAGGGATGGTTGTTGCAAGACTCGCACTTTGGCAAGCTTGTGTTTGTATATAGAGACTGGTGTGATCTCTTTGCACTTGACACTCTTGAGTTTACAGTTGGCATTGACCCAGAATCCTAAGCTCATGTTAGGTTGTGCAAGTAGGTTGGCGATAGCTCTACGAGATACGTTGGTGTACTCATAGCGTGTATCTGTCAAGAACTCAACAATGGCTGTGCCTGATAATGGGTCTACGTCAATAGACTTGACACATGTTGAGGTGCGTGATTTTGGTTGCATAAGTTGAAAGTGGTAACAGTAGAGGGAGACCCTCATCCAATATATTAACTATACTGGAAGAGAGCGTCAAGCTCTTTGATACGATTGAGTGGAATTGTGGCGGTTTGCGTGTCATGGTTAGTAGGATGTGTGGATGTTGGCGGTGAGGTGGCTGCTGCCTAGCATTACTCACACTTTAATGATAACAATAGTGACCTAGTCAACCAACGTGTACTATACATTGTATATGCGTTTGTGTGCAACCCATGTGATGGCTTGGATGTCAGCAGCTGAGTAGGACTCACATAGCTCTTCATTGATGAACGAAGTGGCGTCACGATAATCAGCCTTGATTTGTGAGCGTAGCTTCTTGCCAATGGCTGGTACTTGTTTCATGGTCAAGCGTTGCCCGAACCATACGGAGTAGGCATGCCCGTCAATGCACACGTCATTGAGTGCAGTGTTGGTGATGCAGTTGAAGAACTCTATGATCTTTTTGCCATTGAGTACTTCTACAATGGGCAGGTCACGTGTCAAGATGTCAATAGCTTTCTGCTTCATCTTGCCATAGGTGCAGACCTTGACGTTGAGCATGTCGGTACGTGTACCGCCAGCAGCCCAGCATTTGATGATAGCTTCAGCGTCTATGATGTTACGCTCCCAGCGATTGTTTGGGGATAGTGCAGCAATAACGCCAGCAACTAATTCTATGCGTAAGTGATACTTGGCAGCAATACGCCCAGCAATATTGAGTGCTGAAGCATACCAGTCTACGCCAAGTTGTACCTCTTGAGACGTAGCTAGTGTGAACTTAGCGACAATCTCACGGGCATTAGGTGAGAGTTGTGAGTATGACATGGGTTTTGTTTGGGTGGGTGCGGTATGTAGGAGTTGAACCTACGCTGTATGCTTATTGTACTGGTAAGGTATAGGGACGGATAAGAGTATAAATACTCAGCGTCAACATTCGTTAGTAATCGGTTAGAGTGACAGTGTACGGACTACCGCAAAAAAGAGTTAATTAAAGTATTTTATCACTTGTAAAAAGTGGACAGTTGGCTGTCAATTAACTCAAGTAATTAAATATCATTACTTAAGCCTTATGTACTTTTAACGGTCTATGTACCTCACCCGTTACACCTCGCTTTGCGTATCAGTGTAAATTTCCCCGTCTTCTCGGTTGGCTGTGTTTGTGTGTGTTCAATAGGCGTGGCGAAAAATTGATTGATGTACCTAATGTATATCCTCTTAATTCCATTGTCTACCCTTTCCCTGGTTTTGTCAGCAAACCAACACAAACCCCTTTTTATATATATATAGAGAAGGTTGAGATTAGCAAAGTTGGGGAT